GCGGAACATTTTCCACTGATCGGGAAAAGCCGCTGGAAAAACAATTTGCGAATAGGAGGAATAAGGCGTGAAAGCGGAGCGGGATTTTAAGCTGGTTTGCACCGGCGGGCCGTATGGCGACTGCTGCTGTTCGTATGCTGTGGAGCTGCGCGGAGAATGGACGGTACAGGAGTTTGTAAAAGCCGTTTTGGAAAGAAACCCGTGCGAATGGGGCTTTTTCTACATCCAAAGAGCCGGGCAAAAGTGGTACGAGGCGCAGGTGAAGATTGAGTATCAATATGGAAACCTGAAAAGCACTGTGCCGGAGAAAATCGCCCGTAAGAAAATAAAGCGTGTACACAGCAACGGCGGGTGGTCGTTGATGGACTACTGGATAGAAACATAAAGACCCGGCGGCGAACCGGGCAAAGGAGGCGCGTTTTTGTGAAAAGGCTTGTAAGCCGGGTGATTGCCCGGCGTGTTGTGGCAGAAGTTGAACAGGTATGCGGCTTGAAAATGCCGTTGGAGAGTACAAGGCAGCTTGTGGAGCAACAGAACTGGCGAAAAATCGCGTATATTACGGCAGACTGTTTTGTGGTGCGCCCGCTGCGGCGCTGGCTGAAACGGAGGCATGAAAAGTGAAATTGTGTGACAGGTGCAGGGTGCCGGGCTGCCTGCTGGACTACGGCGGCAAGGCTTGCCAAGAGGCACGAAAGAAGCATTGCCCGGATGTGGTTTTTACCAATGCGGACAAAATCAGGGAAATGGACGACGAGGCGTTGGCGGTGGCTATCATGTGTCCACATGACGGCGATAAATGCCCCGGCCCCGGCAACGCGAAAACCTGCATAAAGTGCTGCTTGGACTGGCTGCGGGAATCGGCGGAGGGGTGAGCATGGCGCAGATCGTGACGGCGCAGTTTGTGGGGCAGACCTCTTGCGGGTTTGTCCGTGAGAAATACTATGAAATCGAGATCAGCGCCGGGCGGAGCGGGTGTTTGTGTGTGCGGGATGTGCAGGGGCAAGGCTTTTGCCCGTATTCCACGCTGGCCGCCCTGCGGAGAAACTGGAAGATCATCAACAACGAAAAAACGCCCGGCGGTGAACCGGGCAGAAATGAGGCAGGATATGAACGAGGATATTTTGACCCACGGTGAAACCATGAGCGAGGAGCAGCTTTTGGAGGGGTTGCGTAAAACCCCCGAACTGAAACGGCGCTTGCTCATGCGCGTGGCGGCGGATTTGCTGGAAAGCGAGGCGTTTTTGGAGGCGTACCCGCATTTGGAAACCGAGGAACAAATAAAAACGGCGCTTACCCGGCTTTTGCACAAGAACAAGGTAAGCACCATTGATGGGCGGCGTATGGCCGCAGAACTGGCGGAAAGTTACGAGGGAATGTATTCCCATTCGGACAGATCGGAGGGGCCAGCGTCGGGGCATGAATCCCATTCGTCACAGCCTGTTACATGACAAAAAACATTGTCGGCTTCTGCCTGCGGCGTGTCGCAAGCCTCCCAAACTGTTTCGTTATGGCACAAGCCGAAAGTACCGTCAGGCTGGCGCACGATCTTCAAAATGCCGACTGGTGAGCGATAAATCCACATAATAGCTAAACCTCCAAAATTGTTTTGTGCAATGCCTATAATACAGCGATTTTAGGCAAAAAACAACAGGAAAACACCCCCGGCGGGCCGTGTGGCCTTGGCTGGGGGCGTTGCTGTTTGCGCAGGTTTTGTGATCGTGGCGGGCGGTTTTGTGCCCGGGGCGGGGTTATTTGTGATCGTTGGGGCCTGTTTCGTGATCGGCGGGCGGGTTGCCGGTCAAGGACGGCGGCAGGCCGTTTTCATCCAGCGGGCCGGTGTATTCTGTGAGGTCAATCAAGGTCACTTCCGGCGGCGGGGGTATGAGCTTATAATATTTGCCGTTTTCGTAGTGCAGATCGGTCACGCCATCATACCACGCAATATCCCCGTGTTGGGCTTGGGCGGCCTCCATGCTTTGCTGTGCCTGCGCTTCGGTCAGGCCGTCGAACAGCAGGCGGGCACCGTCGGCAAACTGGGCAACAAGACGGTAAGGCGGATAAACGGCCATGTTTTCGTTATTCATGCGTTGCACCCTTTCGTTTTGTGTTTTGTGATGGGTCTATTATACCACGCAATGCCCCGGCGGTGAACCGGGGCGGCGCGGTGTTTTTGTTTTGGGGTTGTTATCCGGGGCACAATTTACAGGCCAAGCACCCGGCGGGCGGCGTATTCGGCATTTTGTGTTAGCTGGCGCTGCCATGCTTTGTTGCGGGGCGACCAGCGAAAACCGTTGGATTTGAGAGCGTCGCGGGTGTCTGCGTCGGGGATTTCGTCGAACAGGATTTGCAGGCGGTTTTCTTCGGCATTGCGCACGATCTCGCCGCCGTCAAATTTCGTGGTGTTGTCGGGCTGCTGGGCGGCGGCTTGCAGTTTGTCCAGATCGGCAAGGCGGGCTTGTATGCGCTTGATCTTGCCGCGCAGGCTGGACAGTTCAAAATCGCCGTAGGGTTTGCCGTACAGCTTGACGGAAAAGGCGTACGGGTCGGTGAGTGCGTCGGCCTGCTGATCGGTGAGGCTGGCATAGCCGCGCAGGGTTTTGTGCTTGCGGTAGTAGGCATTGGCGGCCTTGCAATAATCAAGGGCGTTTTGTTCCTGCTGCAAGCGGTCTTGGAGCAGTTCGCGGGCGTGGGGGTCGGTCAGGTCTACCGCGCCGGTGCCCACGCTGCGGATTTTGTCAAGGATGGCGTCAATCTCCTTGTACTCCTGCCAAAGAGATTCGCGGCGGGCGTTCTGCTTTTGCTTTTTGCGTACCGGGAAGTTGCTGCCGCCGCAAACGAGGATGGAGGGGCAGGCCGATTCGTTGCGATAATAGGCGTTGTAGTAGTCGGCAAGGCGGCGGGCGTAGCGGTCAAGCAGGGCGTCCAGCTTGTCGTGATAGTAGGGGCTGATCTTGGCTTTTCGTGCCTGTACCAGCGCGGCGGCCTTGTCCACGGCGGCGCGGTATTCTTCCGTAGCGCTGCCGGGGCGGTAGTCGCTCATAGAATTAACATCGTTCGCCCGGCGGGCGGTTTGTTCGTTGATTTCGTAGTATTGCATTTTGTGTGCCTCCTGTTTTGTGTTTTGGGTAATGGGGACGGGCCGCTTTACAACTGGCCCGGCGTGGCGTTGTGCCGCTGGGGGCTGCCGTGTGGTCTTATGCCCGGCGGCGGTGCCCATTGCGCAGGGCGGGCGGGGCCTGTTTTTGTGGTGATAAGCTGCCCGTAAACCGTGCCGGGTTCGCCCGGCGGCGGGTACAATCTGTTTTGTGGGGAGGTGTACCGGCTCCCGTTGGACTTATGCCAGCACCCCGGCGGGCTGGCGGCCATTGTTGGCGATGGGTGCGCGTTGTGAGTTCGTGCCGGGCTTGTGATCGTGTTTGTTACCCATGAGCGCCCACCCCTTGCAGGGTGGCCGGGCTTGCACCGGCGGCGCGTTATGCGTCGGCCTTGCGGGTCAATCAAGGCAAGTTTCGCGCTTGATTTTGTACTGCGCCTTGATTTTGTCATAGGCGCGGAGCGTGACCATGTAGGTGCCCTGTTCTGCGTCGTAGGTAATGCCGCGCCCGTGGAGCGGGGGCAGGCCGTCACGCAGGGGGCGCAGAAAGTAGTGCTTGCCATAGTAGGCAAGATCGGCGGCGTAGTCGCAGCCCGTGGGGGCCTGCTGCATTTCGTAGCAGTAGGAATACTCGCCGGGGGCGGTGGCCTGCACGGCGGGGGTCTTGGCGGCCTCCAATGCGTCATAATCGGGGGCGTAGCCGTAAACCTCGGGAAACGGAAAAATCCGGGATGAAAAGCGCCGTGTTTGCGCCGATCTGCTGGGAGTAGCCACCGGGAACCGGGGAAAAGGTGCCGGGGATTTTGCGTTCTGTTGCTGCCATTGTGAAAGCCTCCTGTTTTGTGCTGTGTTTTGTGTGGGCGGTTTTGTGTACCCATGAGCGCCCGCCCCATGTGGGGCGGCTGGGCTTGCACCAGCGGCGGCGGGTGCCGTCGGCCTTGCGGGTTGTGTGGGTCAGTCGGAGATACAAAGCATATAGCCGCGCTTGGCGCAGATGATCGAAAGCCGGTTAAACTCCATGTAGCGGCGGAGGGCGTCAGGGTTGCGGGTGCCGGCCAGTTCTGCCCGGTGGCGCTGCATATAGCGGCGCTGCGTGGCAAGCTCTTTTTGTGCTTGACGGTCAGACAGACGGAAAAGTGTGTAAGTGGTCATAGTGTGCGGCCTCCTGTTTTGTGTTGTGTGTGGGTGATCTTGTACCCATGAGCGCCCGCCCCGTGTGGGGGCGGCTGGGCTTGCACCAGCGGCGGCGGGTGCCGTCGGCCTTGCGGGTTGCGTGGGTTAGAACATGGAAATTTGCTCACATTCTGCGGCGGGCTGTGCCGGGGCGGGAGCTGCGGCGGCCTGCTGTGCCGCCTTGCGGGCCTTGCGTTCGTCGGCCAGCTTTTTGTTATAGGCGGCGATCTCCTCCGGGGTCTTGGCCTTGGGGGCGTCGTCCTGCCCGGCGGGCTTGACCTGATCGAAAGTGAACAAGTGCGCCTTGGCCATGTAGTAATGCGGGTCGGGGGCGTCGGCGTCGGGGCCGTTCTGCCCGGCCTTGGCGGCCTCTGCGCGGGCGGCCTTGGCGGCCTTGCCGGGGCGCTCGGTGTACTTCCACAGATCGCAGGTAATGGCGGCGTGTTCGCCGCGCTTGACGGAGTAGCCCGCCTTTTTCCACTCTGCAAAGGTGTGAATGGGCAAGCAGCCCTTGGCGGCCACGATGGCCTGCGCCTCCGCCTTGGTGTAAATGCCGTGTGCGATTGCCTGATTGATGATGATCTCGTTGTTAGTCATGGTGAAAACCTCCAAAATATTTTTTATTAGATCGGCCCGGCGGGCTTGCAGCGGGCCGGATGTTTTGATAAAATGGGGGTAGCCGCTGACAGGAGCGGCCACCCTTGCGAGGGGTGAAAAGGGTTCAGCGCTTTTGCCGGGGCTGAACCCTTTTTTTATTTCCCTGCGGTGTTGGTGGGCGGTGTCGTGCCTGCAATGTATTTCAAGCAGTCAAGCACCTGCGCCGGTGTCATGCCTTGCGCCCGGAGCCAATCGGCCAGCCGGTCAAGCTCTTTTGCTGTCGTGTCGTTCATGGTGTCCTTTCTCCTCCTGTCCGGGTATTCAGCTTGCGGCGTTCGGCTGTGTGCCGTGTCGCTTGCTGTGTCTGCATGGTAGCACGGTTGAATGCCGTTTGTCAAGCATTCAACCGTGCTTTCTGCGTTTTGCACAATTCGGCACGGTTGAATGTTGTGCAAATTGCACAGTTGAATGCCGGACGGCAATGTGCTATATTATTTATAATTAAAACAACAAGGGGGTATTATATGCCAATATCAGAGGCAAAGAAACGAAATAACGCGAATTATACGGCGAAATGCGATTATATAAACATTCGCCCACTAAAGCCGGAGGGGGCAAAGATCAGAGCCGCCGCCGAAAATGCCGGGCAAAGTCTGCAAGGATATATTTTGCAGGCAATCCGGGAACGCATGGAGCGCGACGGCCTGCCCATCGACCAGCCCGCCGCCGATGAAGAAAAATAAAACAGATCAGCACAAAAGCCCCTGCAAGCTCACCGCCTGCAAGGGCTTTTCTTTTTCCCACTATTCACACCACCCCACCAGCCAGCAGGCCGCCCACCACCAGCAGCACCGGGCAGCAGCTCACCAGCCAGCACCACACCACCGCCACACCAGCACCAGCCCCAACACCGACAGCCAGCACACCGCCCACACTCAAACACACAACACCCGGCGGAACACCAGCGGCCAGCACCGCCGCCCGGCAGACCGCCGCGCCGACGATCACCAGCGGAACGCCCGCCCGCGCCGCCTGCGCAGTTACTAAACGCCCGCGCACTATACCGCCCACGCGGTAATTACTAAACGCGCCTGTACGCACCCGCGCCCGCCCGTGCGCGGTAGGTACTGCGCGCGCGTACATTTAGCTTTGCGGGTTCGAGAGCGCAAAAGTTGGGTAGGTATGAGGGCGTTTTTTCACTTTCCCTTGGGCCGGGCGGAAAAAGTAAAGGGGGTCAAAAAAATAAAATTGGGCAGAAATGAGGGCCGGGGCGGTGCAGGCACGGGAGAGCCGGGGGCGGTGCTGCTGGGCGCGGTGCGGTGGAGGGCAAAAAAAATAAAGGCAAGCACAGGTTTGTGCAAGCCTTTTTCAATCCTGCATATCGCCGGTGAGCCATTCAATGGTCACGCCGAGAACGCGGGCAAATATGACAAGTTCATAATCGGTTACAAAGCGCAGACCGGTTTCTATGCGGCTGACGGCCTCGCGCCCGATGGACAGACCGGCAAGCTGTAACTTGGCGGCCAGTGCGTCTTGCGACAACCTTTGCGCGGTGCGGGCTTGGTGGATTCTATCGCCGGAGATATTGGCCTTGCCCTCGTATGTGTAAATCTTCAAACCTTTTCACCTCGCTTTACTTGACAATAGCATTTTTTACGCTTAATCTTGTAATAAAGATTTGCAAAACATAAAAAAGCATAGAAAAAAGTAAAAATGATTTACAGATGAAGCGGAGGCCGGGCAATATGAGAAAGCAGCAGGAACGGAGAAGCGGGCGGCAATGGCTGGTTGCGGTGCTGGCGGTGGCGCTGGGGCTGACGGTGGCCGGGTGCAGTGCGAGTGTAGCCAGCAACCACGAACACGAATGGGAGGCGGCGACCTGTGAAACGCCGCGCGTGTGCAAGACCTGCGGTGAAACGGACGGCGAACCGCTGGGCCATACTTGGCAGGAGGCCACCTGCCTTGCCCCAAAGACCTGCACGGTTTGCGGTAAAACGGAGGGCAAGAAATCAGAAGATCATGTGTGGAGTGAGGCTACCTGCACGGAGCGGGAAAAGTGTGTGCTTTGTGGCAGAGTGAATTTCCACACGGAACCGCTGGGGCATGACTGGATTGCACCGACATTGGAGGCACCCTATACCTGCGCCCGGTGCGGAGAACAGCAGGGAGAGCCGCTGAAACTAAGCGCGTTTAACCGTGGGCACAACGGCAAGTGGGAGGCGCACCCGACAAAGGAACAGTATGTTGGCATGAGTGGCTATGTTGCAGTTACACACTCCTATGCGTACTCGACGAAAGACAGCCCTTATGAAAACAACTGGCTTGCAGCACCGTGGTATGCAACTACCTACGAAAAAGACAAGCAGTTTTTTAACCCGGTTGGAACGGTGGAACATAAAACGCCGGTCACTGTGATCGGGCAGGAGTTGACGGACTGGCAAAGCGGGGTTTGTTGCTATCATGGATTTCTTTTGGTGGAGCGGGTGGACAATGGAGAACAATTTTATATTTCCGTGACGGACTTTGTAACGGAACCGTATTGGGAGGTTACAAACGCAAACGATGTAGGGGCTGGAAACCCGTGCCTTGCCGTGTACCACCAGCGCAGCGACTACTACCCGGTAGACCGCGACGGGAAAAAATACAATGCGGCGGACGGTGAAGTGGTAATGATATTCGGCGCTACAAACTGGGGTGGCATAGACAGAGAAACAAACCAAGTAGATGTTCTTGGGGCAAATGGCCGGGGGTTCTTCAACGCGGAGGATTTGACGGTGATCTACTAAGCACCGGGCACAGAAAAAATATTTTTTGAAAGTTAGCAACTTTGACAGGTTTTCTGTGGTATATTGAT